GCGGGGTCATCACGTCGGTGGCCAGCAGGTTCGCGCGGCTCGATTTGCCATTGGCAAAGTTCACCTGCGTGGCCGACATCAGCGTGTTGAGCGTGTTGCGCTCCAGCGTTTCCGGCATCTGCAGCGCGACCAGCTCGCAAGCCTGTTGAAACAGCGGGTGCTTGATGGTCAGGTTCGCCACGTCGGTGATGATGACGCGGTCGCCCCATTGCTGCGCGGTGGCCGTAACCTGTTGCAGCGTCATGGCTTCGCCGGGGGGCGCTACGCCTTCCTGCAGCGGCGCGAACGGCAGCGGCAGGCGGGTATAACGCGAGGCGGTGTAGGTCGTGCCCCGGTTCGTGTCCAGGTGCAGCGGCTTGCCGAACTGGTACGCGACCAGCTGGCGGCGGGCCAGTGGCTCCACTTCCTCCTGGATATAGGCTTCAACGTCAGCCGTAAAGGAGGTGGACTGGTTCGTCACACCGGGGAACAGATAGGTTGCCCACCGGAGGAGGGCTTGGAGCTTCGTTTTCATGGTTTCCTCGTCGGGGTCAAATGTTCATGTTCGCGAGTCGTTCCGCCCGCTTTTGATGCTCGGTGCGCGAGCCTCGCGCGTTCACGTCTCCGCGTGCTCCGGGCGACTTACCCCGGGGTACTGCTGCCGCAGCCGACTGCTTTTTGGCCGCCGGCTTGAGCTTGCCGTCAATGATGTCCTTGCCAAGCATGTAGGCGTAGAGCGAGTCGCGGTCGATGTTCCGGCCTTGACTGCGCATCGTCTGCAGCTCTTTCTCCACGCGGTCCGCGTACTTGTTGCGGCGCGGGTCGGTGGACGCCTTGGACATGAAAGCGGCTTTGTCCTGCATGTCCTGCGCCTGCAGCAAGGCCTGATTGGCTTGTTGCTGCGTCTGGCGCAGCGTGCGGTTCGCCTGGATTTGCCACTTCACCATCGGATCGGTGTTCGGATCGTCAAGTTGTCGTTGCTCCTCCTGGTGCTGGCGCTGGTCCTCGGAAGGCGGCGCAGAGGCGCGCTTGAGCGCTTCCACCTCGCGCTCCATACGCTCCGCACGCTCCATCGCGGCACGGACGGCTTCCGAATTGTCCGGACGCGCGGCACGGCGCGTCTGAATCGGCTCCGGTTCGTCTTCCGGCAGTTCCGGCAAGTCATCGTCCGGAAGCTCCGGCTCGTCTTCCGGAAGTTCCGGCTCATCTTCCGGCGGCTCGGGATCGCCCTCGACCCCCGGGAACAGGAGGCCGAGCAGCTTGTAAAGGAGGTTGGAAGGGGTCTTCATGGCGTAATCCTCAGGCCGGACCGGTGCCGGTGCCGATGGAGGTGATGGTTGCGGCAGCAGCGCCCGTGATCTGGATGATGTAATCGCGCCATGTGCTTTGCGCGATGGTCTGCGTGCCCGCAAGCGTCCAGCCGGTGTTGGTGGTCACGGTCCACGCGAAGGCGCCGCCGGAGTTGTTGATCACGCGGAGCTGCCAGCTGGTTCCAACAGGGTTGGCCTGTACGTTCGTGGGCAGACCGGCCAGCAGGTTCGCAACGGTCGGCAGGGTCAGCGCAGCGCCCGCGCCGAGGGTGCCCGAAAGAATTAGCACGTTCTGCGCGGCGCCCGCGATTTGCGTGGCGGTAGCGGTAAAGCCCGTGGTGTTCGCAGCCGTATTCAGGTTGGTTTCCTGAAACGGATTGATGTTCAGGATAGCGGCATTCAAACCGGATTGATCCGGGAGTGCGCCGTTGAAGGGCACGTTCGGATTGTTACCCGGGCCGATGACGCCCGGAAAAAGCGAGCCGATCATGGCGGCGAGGGTGGTCTTCTTCACGATGCACTCCTTCATGGTTTAGTGCGGGTTATATTACTTTGATGCATAAAAGTCAACGAACACGGCGGGCGCGGATAAACCCGTTGCACGTTTCTGTACTGACAGTGAATGAGGCGAGTGCGACCAGAAATACCGTTGTCGTCCCCGCTATGCTGATCCGACTAACTGGAGTAGCCAGGGTGATAGAACCCGCGCCGGCGTTATTACTGAGTCCCGCTATGAGCTGGTTATTCTGGAACGCGCCGAAAGTAGCTGATGTCGTGCTGATACCCGCCGCGATGAGACTAGTGACCGTCGTTCCTGCGGGGCTAAACTGCACTATGCCCTCAACATCCCAATCCCCCGCAGTTAGGCTAATACTGGTTGCGTTGGCTGAGACACCGCTTGTGAGAGAAGTCGTGGAGGTTGTGTTAGTGGCGTACTCGCCGACACTTCCGGCATTCGCGTTATCGTTCGTTGCGGTACCGACGATACCGTTCGTACTCGACGGCGTAATCGTGCCGGTCGCCGTGATCGTCGTAAAGGAGCCGGCCGCCTTCGTCGTGCCGCCGATTACCGCATTGTCAACCGTACCGCCGGTAATCGTCGGATTGTTCCCGAATGCGGGGTCCGCACCGGTGACGCCAAGCAGCATTTGACCGGTCGTGCCGGCTACCGTCTGGCCGATGGCGGCGGTACCTTCCCCGACCAGCACGCCGTGGGATGTGAGCGTAGCGCGCCCGGTACCGCCGCTGGCGACGCCTACCGGCGTGCTGGCGGTCAGCGTGGTAAAAGCGCCTGGCGACGGCGTCACGCTGCCCACACCAGCAGTCGGCGGAGAAGCGAATTCCGTCTCGACGAAAGCCGTCGTCGCCAGTTGGGTCGTATTCGTGTGCGCTGCGGCAGTCGGCGCGGTCGGCGTACCGGTGAAAGCCGGTGACGCGAGATCCGCGATACCGAGCGCCGCATGCGTTTGAAACGTTGGGTCCGCTGCAGCGCCGTTCGAAGCGAGTAGCGTGCCGGATGCGCCCGGAGCGGCGAATGACACGTTACTCGTGCCTTCACCCAGCAGCACCGCATGCGCCGTCAGCGTGGCCAAACCAGTGCCGCCGTTCGCGACCGTCAGTGCGGACGACAGGGTGAGCGATGTGGCGGACAGTGTCGTGAACGTACCTGCGGCGGGTACCAAGCCGCCGATGATCGTATTGTCGATCGTGCCGCCAGTAATCACCGGATTGATGAACGTTCCGCCCGTGCCGATTTGGTTCAGGTAAGTGCGCACCGCTCCCGCCAGCGTGTTGAACGCGAGCTGCACGCTGGTTTGCGTGAGGTCGGCGCCGTCAGCTTTGACGACCGGCGCGGTAAGCGGGTAGAGGTCGCTCATTTCAGAAGCCTTGCAATCCGTTCCTGCGTAGTCGGGTATCCATCTTGCGGCGCGTCCGGCAGGCGCGCGAGGAATGCGGCGAGTGCCGGGCCGTATCCGCGTGCTTTCGCGTAGTCGTCCGCTTCAAACTCTTGCGCAGCGCACAAGTCGTAAAAGCGTTGCGGGCGAAAAACAGCAATCAGCAGGCGAAGGATACGCTTCTCGATGTGCCAATGCACGATGTGCCCTTCCTCGTGCGCAATCACCGCGTGCGCTTCCTCGGGCGAAAGCGATTCGAACGCCTTGCCGGTGCGGATCGTCTTCCAGAAGGCGAACCCGACAGTCTCTGCGTAGAACGACAACGGTCCTTCACCGCACAACTTGCGGATCATGGGCCGGTCGCATTGGCAGATTCTGATCATCGCGGCATCGCCTGCGGGTCGGCCATCTGATCCGGGTGGATAGCGCCTGGTGGTTGCTGCGGGCGCGGCTGGCCGGGCTGCGCGCCGGGACGCGGCGTTCCCGCCACGCCAGGGGCGGCGCCGCCGGGGATGCCGGGCTGCCCGCCTTGCTGCTGGCCCATGAGTTTCTGCTGCTTCACCTGCATGGCTTGCTGATGCGCCTGAATATGCGCGCGGAACAGGCCGACCGGATCGCCGGTCAACACGGCGGCGCGCTGATGCGTCTGAATGTGCCGGGGATCGTCATCCGCCTCGTGCACTGTGGCCGGTAGACCGTTGTGCATCATCAGATCTTCCTCGTCCGGCTCGACGTGGTACAGGTTGCGATCGTCCACCAGCACGCGCGGCGCGACATCGGCGCCGAAAATCTGCCCGGTGCCGAACTCCAGAATCGGGGTCACGTCCAGCCGGCGGCCGTTGAGCTGCTGCGGTGGGATGCCGCGCAACACGTTCATCCACGCAATCATCTGCTGAATGCGCTGCATCCCGGTCTGGTACGTAGTGCCGACCCAGCGAAAGAAGTAGCGTTCCCCGAACGCCTGCGGGGGAATCTCCATCAGCTTGCGCTGATTGCCGATCTCACCCATCGTGGCAATCGTGACTTCCTTCGTGCGGAACTGACGGTCCAGTTCGAAAATGCGCTCGACCAGCGGGTTCAGGATCGTATCCTCGTAGCGCTTCGCGTGGTCGACGATGTTCGTTTCCTGCGATTGCGCCATGGCCGCCATTTGCGCTTGGTTCTTACGCCCTTGCGGCGCCTTGCCGAGCATGGCCTCGTTCACATCCATGGACTCCTGGATCTGCTGCTTGATCGCGCCGCAGATGCCAAGCGCGTCTTTCCACAGCGCCGGGAACGAAGCGAACTGCGTGGTCTGCGGGTTCGCGAGCCAGATGGCGGCCAGGCCCATCGTCATCGACTGGTAATTGGGCTGTGCCAGCGGATCGGTCATCACAATGGGCAGCAGCGCGTACTGCGCGCTGTCCTGGCCCATGTTGAAGTAATCGTTCAGGTTCCACTGCAGGTACTTGACCGGCTCGACCTTCGAAATGCCGAAAAAGGAACCCGTAACACGCTCCACCGGGGCGGAGATGATGGGGCGCTTTCCAGACCAAAATGGATTGCGGATAACGCCAAGAATCTCTTGCGGACCCGCGTAATAGATGTAGACCGGCTCTTTGTAGCCTTCGCCCAGGTCCAGATTCGTGTGAACTTCATAAATCAGTGCGTACTTGTAGGTGCCTTCGGTGCGCACGCCCGCGTCGCCGGTTCGGCGCTTCTGCGGCACGTACTTTTCCCGGCCGCCGGATGGCTTCGCTACCTTGTCGATGAGTTCCTTGGCGGTCACGCCGACGAATACGCCTTCGTCGATCAGCTCCTCAATCTTCTCTTTCGACATGCGCAGGCGGATGCACGTAGCCGTGGCGTCCTCGATGCTGTTGCCGGTCGGCGGATACACGGCCAGGTCTTCAGTCGCGAAAGGCACGATGTCCGGGCCTTCGTCGATGACTTCCTCGACTTTCGTGTCGTATTCCTCGTCGTCCGTCACGTCCTCGGCAACGATGCCGTCGTCGGACACCAGGATAGGCGGGCGCTTCACGACTTCGGTGACGCGGCGTGTGCTGCGCGTCCAGTCGATGTACAGGTTCCACTGCCCCGTGACATCGCCGGCCAGCATGTCGGCACGCACGATGTCTTTCAAATTCGTCTTGCGGATGTAGTGCTCGATAAGCGACATTTGCGCGTAAGGCGTGTCGCCGGTCGGGCCGACAGCGTCCACGTGCTTGTAGTTCGCCGGAAAGAGTTGCGCCAGGGTGCGCTTGCACCGGGCGTTGATGCAATCCCGCACGGCGGGCACGTAGCACTGCGAGTTACCGGAATACTGCTGGTTCTCGTCCGGCTGCGCATTGAATATATTCCAGTACTCTTCGATTCTATCCATTTGATCTTGCTTATTTTCGTAGCATTTTACGATCTTCGGATAGAGCTTTTCGGCGTGGTGAAGGACATCCGAATCCTCGGCCCAGTTCTCCAACTTTTCGCCGAGTTTCTCCGCGTCGAGTACGCGGGAATCGACTTTGCCGACTTCGATGTCGTCTTTTTTCTTTTTCTTCACGGCATGTCCGGCCACTGGCAGTTACTTTTCATCCGGTTCTCTTTACGGATTAGAACCTGCAAATTGGCTTCGCAGTGCAGGCCGCACACGATATCACTTTGGAGAGGCACGATGTGGTCCACGTCATGCCATTCGCCTGTCAACATACCCAAGCCGTTGGCGGTCTCGTAGAATTCTTTGATCTTGGCGCTATCCGCCCACGCGGGGACTGCTTGACGCTTTGCAGCGCGGCGACGGGCGTTACGTGCCGCAGTCATCGCCGGATTGTTTTTCTGGTGCTGAATGCTGTAAGCGCTTAGGGCCGCTCGATTAGCGGCTCGATACTCTGCTTTCTTCGCCCGGATCGCTTCTCGCTTTTCCTCTTGGTACCTCTTTCGCGTCGCTACAGCTCGTTCCTTGTTCTGCTCATACCAAGCTTTCGCGCGCGCTTCTGCTACGCCGGGGTTCGCCGCACGCCAAGCGAGAGAACGCGCACGGGCGCGTTCCTTCTGCTCAGGAGTAAGTGGCTTTCTCGGCATTACCCGATCACCTTGCCCGCCAGGCGCTTTGCAGCCGTGGTCCCGGTGTTCCGCTCGCGCGGCGTGCGCGCGGGCCTGTCGTCGGGCTCCGGCTTCTTGGACGACTTGTTCCAGATTTCACCGGAGCGCATGTCCACCGATCGCGACCAGTTCTTACCGGTGTTGCCGCGCATGTCCTTTTTCGTGGCCATGGTTAGCCCCCCATGCGCGGCGTCTTGGGCGCCTTGCCGGTGCCCTTGCGCGCCTTGTTGGTCGCCGTGCGCTGCCCGCGAGTCGGCAACGCTGCCTTCTCTTTGGGCTTCGAATAGGTCTTGGCCATCCGGCCTTTCTTTTCTTCCGGCATCACAGACCTCGCTTGCCGCTGATCTTCTCGCGCATCGGGCCGCCCTGCAGCTTCTCGGGCACGCTCGTCGGCGTACCGTGGGTGCCGCCTTGCTGCTTGCCTTTGTAGAAGTCGGTCGGGTTCTGGGTCGGGGCTTTGTGGGGGTGGTGCTTGGTAACGGCCATGATTACTTTCTCCGGGGTAACGACGTCATATAGGAAATCCCCTGCGGATTCACGCCCATGTGCGCATTCTCGGGGAGCGCTTCAGTGTTGCTTTGACTTATCGAAAAAGTCAAGGACTCAAGACCTTCTAAGAGCGTGCGGTGCGCGCCGCGCTCCGGCTCCGCCGCCTGGCGCAAGTCGCGCCCGATGGGGTACTGGTAGCCGCCGGCCAGTGCGTTGCCGGTGTGCATGGCGTTCTCGGTGACCAGCAGCAGGCGCCGGCCGCGCGCCTCGGTCCGGATGAGAGGGGAGAGGCACCCGCGCGACTGGCTGGCGTAGCCGCCCCGGTGAACCTGGAGCTGGTGCGCGCGGATGGCGGCCATGAGCGGCAGCCGGTCCTTCTGGTCGAACACATCCGCCGGCACCCACACCGACAGACGCCGGCCGGGGTACACGGCGCGCACGACCGCCATGATATCGGGGATCGCCTCGATCGGCGGTACCGGGCTCGCCCAGTCCGCGAGGATGACTTGTCGCTCCCCCTCCACCGCCACCAGCGCGGCAGTCGTCTCCGTGGCGTTCGCGTTCAGCGCCAGGCACAACTGCGTACCCTGCGGCGGCTCGTAGTCGGCCACGAAGTTCCACGGGCCAACATCCTCGTACACGGGCGTGCCTGCGTAGACCCGGAGCACGTACGCGAGCGCGTTTAGAATGTCGCGCTTGCCCGAGGGGAAGTTCTGGATCTCTGCAACCAGCTGCGTATGCGCCGACTTGCCGCCGACCAGCACCACGTCCTTGGCTTCAAAGAACGGCTGCAGGCCCATGATGAACTGGCCCTTGTCCATGTCCTGCGGCGCCTGGAGCGGGCGCAGCGCCAGTGTCTTGCCGCGCCGCAACATCTCCGCGCGCATCGGCTGCATGAGCCACTCGTCAAGCGAGTTCTTCTCCATCGCCACGGCGGCTTCGCCATACCGGTGCGAAGTCGCGAACGCATCCTCGATGATCTGGTCCGGCTTCCAGTACTCGCCCGAGGACGCATGCACGTAGATGCGGCTCCCCAGGCGTGACACCACGACGCGCCCGGTGCGATCGGACTTCTTGACGTCCGCCGTGCGCGCCGGGTCCACGATCAGCGTCTTGGGTAGCCACGGGGCCGGATCGAACGGACTTTCGGCCAGCGTGTCGGTATCGAACGGCTTGTCCTGGCTGCCGATCGCCAGCAGCATGTACTCCTGCAGGAACCCGCGCAGCTGCCCGGCGCGCTCATACTCGTCGCGCTTCTTGCGTACCCACTCCATCGGGTACCGCTCCGGCCAGGTGGCCTCGGTGCGCGGGTCGTCGATATCCCCGTTGCAGATGGGGAACCGCAGCGACACCCAGGAGGGGTCATCGCGCAGCCGCGAGATCATGCAGTCCTCGGCCAACGGGGTGCCGGTCACCCGGATCTTGCCCCGGACCTTGTCCATGGCCGGCATTAGCTCGAGATAAATCTTCTTCATGGTGGCGTCCACCGCGAGCTTGTCCTTGACCATCGTGCGGTTTTCGATGTCGTCAAGGTACGCGCGGTCGGGGCGCAAGTCGTGCCACTTGAAGCCGCGCAACTCCTCCTCCCACCCGTGCGCCTCGATCATGACGCCGTTCGCCAACTCAATCTGGTTCTCGTTCCAGACGTTGCCGTTCACCTTGAGCCGACCGAACAGCGTCTGCAACTTCATGTTCTTCACCGCTTCGTGCTTGATCGCCTCCAGGCGCTGACACGCCTTGGTGTACGTCTCGCCCAGCAGGATGCAATACCCGAAGTTGCCGAAGCACGCTTCCAGCAGCAGGAACTCCTCGGACAGCGTGGACTTGGCCCCCTCGCGGAACGCCTCGATGAGCACGAACTCATCCTGCGCACCCCAGGCATCCATGATCTCCACGTGGAAAGACGGACTCGCCTGGGGATGCCGGTGCGGGAACACCATGGCGCTGCCAAGCGCCCTGTCTGTCGATATCGCCTTGAGGACGGCGCCGTTCGTCAGTGCGGTCACGCGAGCGTTCCGTTAGCGCTCGCGCTCTGCGCGGTCGTGTTCGTTGTGTTCAGCACCAGCGCCACCGTGTTGCCCGCCGGCGCCGTCACGAACATGTCCGTGCTGGTATGCCCGCTGTCGCCGGTGCCCACGGCGCCCAGGACGGAAGCCGGCGCCTGCAAGTCCATGCGCAGATAATCCCCCGCTACAGGGTCGCTCCCGGCTCCTGCCACCGATACCCGCGCTGACGCGTTCACCGCCCCGCCACCGGTGGCCACTACCACGGAGGCTGATAGCGACACCCGACCCCGCCACGACCTCCCGGCGGGAATCGTAATAATCGTGCCCCCGCTTGTCGTGGTGGACCCGCAGAGAATGTCAGACATATCGCCTCCTACGCCAGCAGCAGGTTGTCCACCTGCAGCGCTTCGAATGCCGCCGTCACGTTCGTCCCTGCTTGGCCGGTCGTTGTCACCCGCAGGATGAAATCCGTCTTCTCGGCCATGATGATGCCGAGCACCGCGTCATGCCGGTAGGGCCCGACAGACGTTACCTGGAACTCCAGCGGGATGCGCCTGTTCCCCGCTTGGGAGCGCAGTACGCCGCCAAACGTGGCGCTATTCGTGCTGCCCTGCGCCAGGATGGTGAACACCTCCGACAGCACGAACAGCGTGAACCCGGCGGGCGTGCTGTAGACCGCCGAGCGCCCAAACCCGTAGCCCGCGCGCATGATGCTCTGCGTCGTGCCGCCCCCTGCCACGCGCAGCGTGATATCCCCCGCGTTCGTGCCGCCACTGCCCGACGCCGTCGACGTGAACACGTTCGTGCGCAGATAGCTTTTCACCGTGGCTACCGGCGTGACGCCGTTGAGCGTCACCACTTCCGAGATCGGGTTGTAGTTCGCGTCCAGCCCTGACACCAGCACGGTTCGCACCCCGGTCCCGGCGGCTGCATCGTTCGCCGATGCCGACAGCACCTCCAGCTGGCTCGCCGTCGCAAGGAACGGATAATCTCCGCCGCCTTCCCACACGTCGGCCGCCGCACCGCTCGCGATGCTCGGGTTGTGCCCTAGTGCCGTGACCCGCGTGCATCCCGGGATCATACCCAGGCCGGCAGCGGTAAAGAACGGCATGCCTGGATTGTCGTAACCGATTGCCTTCAATCGCCCAGCCATGATCAGCTCCCCAGCGTGGCAGCGCAATACGGATTGGCGGCCGTGGCCGGTTCATGGTGCAGGAACTTGCCGAAGCGTTCCTCGCACATCTCGGCGTAACCCTTCGTGTCCAGCAGGTGCTCGTGCCAGTGCGCATCCGCTTCCGGTGACGGCACATGCCGCGCCGTCGGGTTGGCGGCCACCTGGTCAAGGAACGCTTCGTAAGCAGGGTGCATGTCACGTCTCCGGGATTGTTGGTCGCGATTATAGGCCCTTGGATGGACGATAGCTAACTTGTGGAAAATTGCATGTTCCTGTTTGCGATTTTCTGCAAGTTCCTGCGTCGATGTTTTCCGGTTCGCGGATTGGGAATGGGGTTACGAAAACTTGGGCACCCGGTCCGGACCCCTCGGGGTGGTCCCAAAGTTAAGAATAAAGCACAAAACGGGATCAGAAAGTGCAGTATCAGTCACGGCGGCCAACTATACGCGCAGAGTACGTCACATTTCGCCTCGATTTAACATAATGGTTATTATACGCAGAACCTCCGTAACCCATTGATTCTAAAGGGGATTTGGATTTGCAACTCTGTGGCATAACGGTCGGTGTGACGCTGACTGCACTTCGCGGCTTGGTGGATGTAGCAGCGGCACGCACAGGTGCCGGTTCCGCCACCAAACCGCAAGATGCAAGAAACCGTTCTGTAGGACAGAATGAGCCTTGCACTTGCGCGCGGGCGTGAACAATCGCTCTGGATTGTCCGATGCGCTGAACAATCCGTTTAAACGCTCTCAGTTCAATTTTCAACTGGAGGACTAGGCTGCGTACCGTCTTCCAGTTTCAACGCAACCTTGACCCCTTCTCGCGAGCCGTAGGCCGCAAGCCTGCGCGCAATCTCTTCCCACATCGCCCGCTCACTCATCGGCTCCCCCTGCTTCATCCCGGCGCGGACCCTCACCAGTTCCAGTTCCCTGCACCACCAGCATTTCGGCGTCCGATGCTCCCTGCTCAACTCCACCGTGCCAATCGCGAACGCCTCACCACAACCAGGGCAAAACACCTCATCTCTTTTCATCATCCTTTTTCCCGTTTCTGCGAAGACTTCCGCGAAGACTGCGAGGTTCTAAAGAACCCCTCGCAAGTCCTCGCGCTTCGCGCTAAGTCCTCGCTAAGTCCTCGCTAAGTCCTCGCAGTCCTCGCTCACCTTCCCGCAAAGCCTTACCCATGGCCCTTCTCGCACAATCTTGCCCTTCTCCTGAAGTGTTCGCAAAGTGCTCGCGCTGTCTCGTGACCTAAACTTCACATTTGCCTCAAGCGCGAGGACTTCCAAAGCCTCGTAAAGCTCCTCCAGCATCACATTTACAGGTTCACCATTCGTCATATTCGTGAGCGTCTGGAGGAACCATCGCGCCTTCTTGTACTGCGGGCTGGTGTCGAAATCGCCACCTCGATCCTTGGTCGTGCCTTTGGGTGCAACCTCGTCGCGCTCCTCGACGACGCAACTTGTGATCGCCTCGCCGTCGCTGTCGGTGCCTACTTTGACCTGGCGCAGCCGGAAACCGAACTCGTCGCCCGTCTCGCCGTCCTTCTGCTTGGTGATTGATACGCCGTTGGTACCGTCCTCGCGCTTGCTCACCTCCAGGACGACATCAGCCGCGGCGAACAGCGCGGACGAGCCGCGCATCCGATCGGTGTTGCTGTTGCCGCTGTGGTGGACGACCAGCACCATGGCGCCGGTTGCCTGCGCGATATGCTTGCAGCAGGCGATGAACACACCCATGTCCTTGGCGCTGTTCTCGTCTCCGCTTTGGGAGGCGGCCATGGTGTCCAGGATGATGAGATCAGCGTGGCCGATGGCGTCGGCCAGTTCCATCGCTTGCGCGGGGGATTGCAGGTCCGGCGCCTCGTCCACGATACCGGGGCCGCCATGCCGGCCGAACTCTTGGTTGTAGGCGGCCAACCGCTTCTTGATGCCGCGCGAGGCTTCGGAAGCGACGTACACGACGCGCGAGGACTTGGTTCGCAGTCCTCGCCACTCGTCGCCGCGCGCTATCTTGTAGGCAAGGTCGAGGGCAAAGAACGTCTTGCCACTGCCCGAGGCGCCGTAGATGGCGCCGAACTCGGCATGCGGGATCACGTTCTTGACCAGCCAGGACACGGACGTGAAGTCCCGTTGGTAGGTCGCCTCATCGTGGACCGTGAACTTCTTGCCGGAAGGCTGATCGGGTTTGGGAATCTCTTTCAGCAACGTACGCAGCGTCACCGGCCGGGCGCCGGAACGGCCCAGGCTGTTCCAGGTCGTGTCGAACCGCTCATCCGTATGCTTGGGCGAGCTGGACGACCAAGCGTAGGCCAGCTCGCGTCCGGCGCCGTCCGTCTCGTGATGCACGGC